GGTAAAAAATTATCTCTTTAAATACATTAAATAACAAAGGAGAAAGTAAAATGGCGAGAAAATCAAAAGAAGAACGAAAAGCAGCATTGAGGGCAAGAACCGAAGGAGCTGTCAAAAATCGGGATGTTTCAAAATATGGTGGCAACGATATTCTGGATCTCTCAAAATCAGGCAAAAAAGGTAAGGTCAATCAGTACAAAGCAACAGCTGGGAAGAAAAAGAATGTGATCGACATCCTGCCTTTTATTATTTCCGAAGAATGGTACAAGAAACTCAAAACATTCAATGGCAAATTGGTAGGGCTGGAACCTGGCGATGAAGAGTATAAGGTCGAATATGCCGCCCATCGAAATGTTGGACCCGAAAACAAAACCATGCTCTGCCTCCGGGAAATGTTTGGTATGCCTTGTGAAGCCTGCACCCAGAGAGATTCCGAATTTCAGAAAGACGAACCGGACGAAAAGATAACTGACGCCTTAAAACCCACCTGGCGATGTCTTTACAATATTTATGATTACGATGAACCAGAAAAAGATATCCAACTTTGGGATCATTCCCGGTATCTTTTTGAAGCCCAATTACTGGAAGAAGCCGAAAACGATGACGATGGCATCATTCTTTTCTCTGATATTGAAGAAGGGAAAACACTGAAATTTAAAGGCAAAGAAAAAACTTTTGGGAAAAAGGGTTCCAATTCTTTTGTTGAAGTCAGCTCAATTGATTTTGAAGACCGGACTGCTTATGAAGACAGCATCCTTGACGACACCTATCCGCTGGATAAAATGCTTATTGTCCCTACCGTAGAAGAATTTACAGCAGAATTTCTGGGGCTGGATACGGATGGAGAGGGCGGGGACGAAGATAAACCAGAGCCCCAAACACCCAGACGGGAAAATCGGAGAAAACCAAAGTTCGATAAGGAAGAACCAAAAGACAATAATTCTTGCCCAGCGGATTATGAATTCGGAGTTGACTGCGACAAATATCCTGAATGTGAAACCTGCCCTGAAGATACATTCACCAAATGTGCGGCCATACAGGATGGCGATATTGAGCCCGAAAAAACTGAGCCCGAACCTGAGCCCGAACCCGAAAAAACCAGACGGCCCAGGCGATCAGCCGCAACAGAAAAAAAAGAAGAACCTGAGAAACGAATCAGGCGGCCCCGAAGATGAAAATTGACCCGAATAGAAGATATATTAATGTTACCAAGGCCATCGGAATTACTTTTGCCTTTGGCCTTGGTAAACCTTCTCGCCCCACAATAACGTCCTGGGTTCAGAAATACGATCTCGGGACAAAAGTTGGGGGCCGATGGCATATTGACGAACAACTGTTCAAAGGATTTTTAAAACATGGCAACAAATAGAAAAAGGGTAAGGGTGTCAAGTCCAACACAGATTGTCAGGGACATTGAGAAGTCAATCAAATCAACCCGACCTAAAATAGCATCAAGGTTGTTAATCCCTTCCGGATCAACAATGCTTAATCTGGCTTGTTCTGACAATCCTTTCGGAGCATATCGGCTGGGAAAAATAATTACCATGCCGGGATCATCCTCATCTGGAAAAACAATATTGATGCTAACCTGTATGGCCGAAATGGCAGATAATAAACGATTTGACTCATATGATTTTATTTATGATGACGGAGAAGAGGCTTTATCATTTGATATAAAATATCTCTTTGGCAAATTGGAAAATCGTTTAGCTCCGCCGGGTGGATATGACAATGAAAATATGCCTGTTTACTCCAACACTATACAAGATTTCAAAACCCATATTCTGACTAAATGTAAAGCCAAAAAGCCCTTTATCTATGTTCTGGATTCAATGGATGCTTTGACCACCGATGAAGAACTTGAAAAAGAATATGCTGCTGCATTAAAACGGATGAAAGACCCGGCATCTTTGAAAGAAATCAAAGGATCGTACAAAACAGAAAAAGCAAAAATAATGGGAGAAGCTCTGAGGATGATAAATGGGGTCTTAAAAAAGACCGATTCTGTTTTATGCATCGTCCAACAGATCCGTCAGAAAATAGGAGTGGTATTCGGAAAACAAACAACCACATCAGGAGGCAATGCCCCATTTTTTTATTCCTCTCATCAGGTATGGTTAAATAAATCCACTGTTATAAAAAATAAAAAATATGATCTTAAAATCGGCAATAGCATAAAAGCAGAAGTCATCAAAAACAAAATAACTGGAAAAGTAAGAGATATTCAGTTTGACGTATATTATGATTATGGGGTTGACGATATCTCATCTTGCATCGATTACTTATGCATTACAAAAACTTGGGAGAAGCCGCCTAAACAATCATATATTACCGCCCCAGGATTCGGGGACAACGATGAAAAACATTTAAAAAAAGACTGGGTGCAGATCATTGAAAGGGATAATGCCGAAAGGGATATTCAAAAGCTCTGCGGCAAGACCTGGCACGATATTGAGGAGAATATCAAACTTTCTGACCGGAAAAGGAAATATTGATGAAACGGAAAAGAACCCGATTGGGAGCACCACAAGAAGGCGATTTTTACCCGAAACCTACCTTTATAACGCCAATATTTGTCGGCATAGACCCAGGGGCAACAGGGGCAATATGTGCAATCGATCAAAATATGGAAGTGATTGATTTGCAAGATTATCCCGGAAACGAATTCTTGTGTGCCAAAATCATAAAGGATTATTGCTCCTGGTGGGATAAAGACAAGTACAAAATATTTGCTGCCCTGGAAAACGTTCATGCTATGCCCGGCCAGGGAGTTACATCAATGTTTACTTTCGGCGAAAACTTTGGAGTTTGGAAAGGCTGTTTGGCATCGTATAATATCAGTTTTCTCCGGCCTACCCCACAAAAATGGATGAAGGGATTAATCTTCAAAAATCGTTATAAAAAGAATGATTCAAAAAAGGAAGATGCCAGAGCAAAAGCACAAGCTCATCTGGCTGCCGCCATTCAGATATTTCCAGATAACAGGTCTCATTTTTCAGGGCCAAGGGGAGGCATTAAAACAGATCGATGTGCTGCGGCCCTGATAGCCTACTGGCGACGGCAACAATATTATAAAGGAGGATGAAGGTAAATGAAAAGATTTGAAATTAAAGCGGATGCTGAATTCAGTGCGGAAAATATTGATAGTGCATTTGAAAAGCTGGCCGATTATTTTCATGCCCTGGCAAATCAAGATTCTGATAAACCGCTAATATTACCTATTTTTGAAAAGGGGCATATTTATGTCAGACGGCAGGGCGATACTTTTACGATGCCCGGAGAAAAATAATCATGAAAGAGCAAGATAAAATTACCATAGAAACTTTAAATCGGGCTGTAAATGCAGGAAAAGTATCATTTGAAGAATTGGCATCAGCAATGAAAGACGTTGTTGATGTTTTGAACAAAATTGACTGGGGCGAAATAAACAAATTAGTCGTAGATGAAAATAGAAAGCGGCAAGAACCCGGCAGACCAGAAACAAGATAACCATTTACAAGATATGCGACGGCTTGTTTTTAAGGAGTAATATGAAAAAAATCATAAATTATTTTATACGGAGAAAAAAGATCCTTGCTCTACAAAAGAAATTAATCAAAACACAAATTCGTTTTATTCGTTTTATGGAAGCAAAGGTCAGGACCATAGAATCGGAAAAAGAAACTGCCATAAATATTTCCAGCAAAGGAATAGAGCCGTATCTGGAAGAAATTATATGGAAAATATTAAGTGATATCCAATTACGAGCAAATACCGAACAGAGTGAATTCTTACTATCTAAATTGCCTGTTTTTAAACGACAATTCCAAAACCCCATATTGATCGCAATTGATCGAATTAAAAATTTTTTCAGCAGGAGGTAATATGAAAAAAGGATATGTGAGAATAACACACAGCTTTATTGAAAGTGCTCTTAATCTTCCGACTGACTGGCAAATTGAAGATATTAAGCCGTCTATCAACAAACATGGTAATAAAGTTTGGGGAGAATACCTGATGCTAATATCCGGCGATGCTTTCCCGGAAATAAGTAAACTGGGCCGTACCGAGCTTGTATCTTTAATCTCGCATAAGGAAGCGTTCAGATTTGAAGTAGTAAGGGAAGAAAAACCCATAGAACCGCATATGAAAGCTTTTGAGGAAGCCATTAAAACGCAAATTCATAAAAATGAAAAAGCAAGATATCCAGAAACAGAAGAACACAAAATTACAGACACAGAAAGACTTGATTTTGAGCTGTCTCATATAACAGAATGGCAAGGATTCATCGGTAACAAAACTTATGAAGAATTACAAATATGGGTTGGATATTGTGAGGATAGACATTCAGAAACATTCGAAGCCCCAACAAGAAGAGAATGCCTTGACATGGCTATTTCATATGTAAAAGTAAAAAATTTGAAAGGAGATTAATCCATGAAAAATACAGATAAAAATACTGATATTAATATCATTTTATATTGTGAGGGCTGCGGGAATATCACCAAGGAATGTAATATATCTTTTCAAGAACTTTTAGATAATAATTTCAAAATTGCAATGACTCTTCCCAACTGCTCCTATTGCATAAAAAAAGCCGTCAAAAGGGGCGAATCCAAAGGATACAAAAAAGGTGTAAAACATACACAACAAAGACATGCTGCTGAATTATAAAAGGAGAAGAAAATGAAAGTAATTGAACAATCACATGAAATTTTAAGTATTCCAGAAAACGTACTTTTGGCTATCGAAACAGCAGGTCGTACCTGCTACAAATCCGAAGATAAAATCACAGTAGAATCTGCTGAAAAATTTGTAGAAATGCTTATTTCTCGTGGGCATCATGCAATGATCGAATTTGGAGATATTACCATTCGATTTATTACAAATCGTGGTGTCACGCATGAAATGGTTAGGCATCGTTTATGCAGCTTTGCGCAAGAATCCACAAGGTATGTAAACTATGGTGGAGATAATATTGAGTTCATCCGACCTGTATGGACAGATTTTGAATGTGGAATATATAATGTTCCCGTACAAGAATTTAATGATAAGGCCGATACTGCTTTTATGTGGTCATGTATTCAAAGTGAAAATGATTACAAAACCTTGTTACATTTAGGCTGGCGACCAGAACAAGCTCGTGAAGTTCTTCCCAATGCATTAAAAACAGAAATCATCGTCAAAGGAAATATCCGTGAATGGCGGCATATTTTTAAATTGCGTTGTTCAAAAGCTGCTCACCCACAAATGAGAGCATTAATGATACCCTGCATGAAAGAGTTGAAAGAAAAATTACCAATTATTTTTGACGACATATAAGGAATAATATGCCAATCGAATACATCAAAATAAAAAACTTCTTGTCGCATAAAGATACCATGATCCCATTCAGCCCTGGCGTCAATGATCTTATTGGTGATTCCGATACCGGTAAATCCGCAGTAATGAAAGCCCTGGATTGGTGCATTTTTAACAATCCATCTGGGGATGAATATGTCTCCTGGTGGGCGGGTAAAGAACCCACTTCTGTTGAGATAGGAATTGATGGGCGTAAAGTAATCAGAAAGAGAACAAAATCATCCAACACATATCAGATCGATAAGGAAGAACCTTATCATGCTTTCGGCCAGGGTGTCCCAGAAGATGTTCAAAAAATATTTAATATCCAAAGCATTAATATTCACCGGCAACCAGATGCCCATTTTTTAATTTCCCAAACCTCCGGAAAGGTGGCCCAATACATCAACAAAATGGCTAATCTTGAGAAGATGCAAAAATCTGTTGATGAAGCTAACTTACAAGTAAAAAGAAAAAAACAATCAATCAACGGATTGGAAGCAGAACTGGAAGGCAAGAGCCAGGAAGAGAAAGAATTCAAATGGATCAATAAGGCAGATGGGTATTTGACCGGGCTGAAAAATCTTCAATCCAAAATAAATTCCACCAGGGCAACGAAGGCTAAAATATCGGCCTCAATCCATAAAATTAAAATGAATCAAGATTTGCTCAAAGACAGGGATTGGGTCAAAATCGCAGGCAAAAAGTTAAACCTATACTTAGGTATAGATAAAAAAAGATCGCTTAAATCTCGCCAAATAAGCCTTATTGTAGATGCTATTAACCGTATCAAAGCAGCCCAATCCCGGCTTAAAAGATTGCCTGGCCCGGAAGTAAAAAGAAAATTTAAAATAATGTTTGATTTAAACTATAATATAGATAAGAAAACGAAAAAATATAACGCTATTTTGGATTTGGTTGAACAGATTGAAGCCAATAAAAAACGATGTACTCGTTTTAAATTACAATTAAAAACAGCCCAGGATAACTTTCATAAATTAATGCCATCACGCTGTCCATTATGTGAGAAAGGATAAACAAATGGAACCTCAATGCCTTATTACGGGTACCAGAGCATATGGCCCTGTATCCGAAAATTCTGATTTAGATGTAGTCATACGAAGCGATCATGTTCAAATACTTGGACAGTTTTTGTTAGTAAATAATATAGATATACAAGAAGTCAATGAACATTATGCCAGCTTTTATTTTACTATTCCTGGCCTGCCCAAAATAAATATTATTGTAGCTGAAAATCAAGAAGTATTTGATGAATGGGAATATGCTACAGAAAAAATGAAAAAATTAAGACGGCCGATACTTGACCACGAAAAGAGAGTTGAAACTTTTATAAGATTCAGAGGACAATATCGGGATCAGAATTGTCATGAGGTTGATGCGTTTTAATTAAAAACGATATAAGGATAAATTAATATGTCAAAAACAATTAAAACCGGGTTGATGTTTACCATTGATCCGAAAACCAGAAAACAGATTTTAAAAGGGGATATGACCATTCTGCATACTGCCTCAAACGGGTTACTCGGTCACAGCTCCAGTTTAGCAATTAAAATTCATGACATTTGCAATAATAGCAACGAAATCATATCCCTGAAAAAACGAAGCGAACTTGCAGATGAATTAGGGAAGATTTTCTCTTGTCTTTCAAAATGCGCCATTGAACTCCGATACAATATAGAAATGATAGCAGATATTGATGACCACAGAATCAAGGAGCCAGGTGATGGATGTTGATGCAATATTATGCGCAGACAATCATTTGAGATCAGACACCCCAAGAAATAGAATTGATGATTTTACCGGAGCAATGAAAAAGAAATTTGAATTTATTCTTGCCCTTGGGAGCGAACATCATTGCCCTATTCTTATTGCCGGGGACTTGGGGCACAGGTCCACATGGCCTTGGCCGTTGTATTCCTGGTTTGTCAAAGCCATAAAAAAATATGATGCTGATATAATTTGTCTTCCCGGACAGCACGATCTTCCAAATCATAAATTGGATAAACTTGACGAATCCCCAATGGGTGTATCTGATATGACAGATGT